ATTCAAGATAGTTATTATTATCAAAATTTTTCTTATGAAATACTTACAAATAGAATGCTTGGTGTTTATGAAAAATTGGTAAAAGACTTAATTCATCCATCTGGTATTGCTCTTTTCGGTCGTTTTAGATTAAAAAGTGAAATATTATCTGATCAATCAGAACCAGAAGTTTTTTCTTTAACACAGTCATAAATAACTAAAAGGTAGTTCGGTTAAAATAATGGCAATACTCACAATTAATCACTATATTAATCAAGCAAATAGCTTTATTATCGATATTCGTAATAATAGAAACGGTTATTATATATTTGCATCAAGACCATATCCATGGGCTAATAGCTCCGGTGGTAATGATGATACAGCTATATTAGCAGTTAATAATTCAATTGCACAAGTAGAACAGACAATATATAATGATATTCTTTATGGTAAACTTCTGACTGATTCAGATGTAATCAATATGATTCCAAGATATAATTGGACATCAAATACTGTCTATGATGTTTATGATCAAACAGATGCTAATCTATACAGCAAACAATTTTTTGTTGTAACTGATAAGTATGAAGTCTATAAATGTATTGATAATAATAATGGTACTACTTCATATATTAAACCTACTCTTACAACACCATATGGTGCTTTTAAAACTGGTGATGGGTATGTTTGGAAATATATGTATTCAGTTGATGCGGTATCAAATACAAAATTTACAAGTACTAATTATATTCCGGTAAGCACTAATTCTGCCGTTCAAGGAAATGCAACACCTGGATCTATTGATGTAATTAAGATTGTAAATGGAGGTAATAGTTATTTTGTTTATGAAAATGGTTACATTGGCGGTATAATTGATGGATATACTATCCAATTACCATCCACTTCCTCAAATACAGACGATTACTACACAAATTCATCGATATATTTAAAATCAGGATTTGGTGCGGGTCAAATACGCGAAATTTCATCATCAAATGGTACATCAAAACAAATTGTGGTGAATGAACCTTTTACTAATTATACTCGTCTTGATCTTGCAAATATTGTTGGAACAATAATCACAGGTTATTATGTAGAACAGCCATATGATAATATCAACTATATATATTCTCAAGGGTATTTTAATACTAATTCTACCATAGCACAATCAGATACCGGTGCTACAGGAAAAATTATTTCTGCAAATTCTTCTTCGCTTGAAGTTATTAGATACAATGCAAATATTCAATTTTCGACTGGTTATCCAATTACCGATACAAGTCAATCAGGTACATTAAAGACGGGTACTGTATCTGTTGGCAATACAGGTGCTTGTAATTTAGCAATTATGGTATTAAATGGTTCAGGTTATACAGCAAATGCATCAGTAACAATTGTAGATAATGGAACCATAGGCATTGGTGCAACCGCAAATGCACAAGCAAATGCTATTGGTAGAATAGCAGCAATCAATGTAAGTAATGTTGGATCTGGTTATTTTATTTCTCCAACAATAACCATTGCAGCACCAATTGCTCAAACATTCAATGCAAACACTGCAGTAACAGGTGGTGGTGGCGGTGGATCAAACAATTTAATCACAATTGCTACTGCAAATAAATTTATTGTGAATGATTTGGTCACATATACCACAAATACTGGAAATGTAGCAATTGGTGGTCTTTCATCTGGATCTTCGTATTATATTGAATACGCCAATTCAACTGTAATAGCTCTTAAAACATCAATTTCAGGATCACGTATAACACTTACAAAAGGTGCTTCCGAATTGGGACACAATATTCGTGGTCAAACTGCAACAGCTGTAATGTATTGTGATAATCAACTTGTATTTGGTGTCAGTACACAATTAAATGATAGCGCCAATGGTTATGCAAATAGTGAGTATATTCGTGTAGGTGCAAATACTACTAGTAATATTCGTCGAGTAATTAATAATGTTAATACAACTGTTATTGCAGTTGATATTCCATTTAGTAGAACATTTACTTCTACTGCTAACGCTCATTATAAAATACCGGTGGTAGCAGAACCATCATCAATAGTTGTTTATGGATCAAATGGTTATATCTCAAATACAAATTTAAATTCTGTTAAAATTTCTATTACTAATTCCTCTATAATTAGCACCAACTTTATAGTTGGGGAAAAAGTTAATATGACTAATTCTAGTCGTGTTACACAAGGCGCCAATGGCATCGTTGCATTTGCAAATTCGTCTGGTGTCATTCTTTCTACTATGTCAGGTTCTTGGCTTGCAAACAGTGGAGGTACTCAATTTTTTATAAGTGGTGAATCTTCGTTGCAACTTTCACAAATTTCATTGATACAAAGTAATCCAAATATAACAATTAGTGATCCAAATGGTACTTTTAAGTTAGGGTATCCAGTAACATTTAAAACACTTTCGACAGGATCCGTGAGTGGCAATGCAATTCTTATTGTAAAAATTGATTTACCGAATGACAGAACAGAATATCAAATTGGTCCTACTGTAAGAATTGTAGGTGATGGTTCTAATGCTTCAGCTATAGCTATTGTTAATACATCAGCAAATTCAGTTTATAATATCGTTGGTATTGATATTATTAATCAAGGTTCAGGCTACACGCAAGCAAATATTGCAATATATTCAAATACAGGTATTGGTTTAGTTGGTGGTGCATCTGCACGTGCAATAATTTCACCTACTCAAGGTCATGGTTATGATCCTGTAACAGAACTTGGTAGTAGATATGTGGGTGTAGACGTTATATTTGATACTATTGCAAATGAGAGTTATGGAATTCTTGGTTATGGTTCTTATAGAAAAATCGGCCTTATTCAAAATCCTCAATTTAAAGATCTTAAAGTAACACTCACTAATTTTGATCGTGCTAATTTTACCTTGAATACATCAAGTTATTCAACAACATTAGGATGGACGCCAGGTGAAGTTGCAGTTCAATCATCTACAAATGCAGCTGGAGTTGTTGTATATGGTAATTCATCATTTCTTCAATTAAAAAATGTTAAAGGTGCCTTTAACATTTCCAATACCATCCATGGATACTATTCAAATTCAACTGCCAACGTAAACACTGCTAATACAATTTATTTTCCTGTTGGAAATACTGCTGAAATTGCAACACAAGCAAATTCAGGATCCATAGGTATTATAACTTCTATTGTAAATAATAGCGTATATTTTATGAGCAATGTTGTAGGACAATTTGCAACAGGTGATGTGATGTATGACTCAGTGGTAAATGCTTATGCAACAGTGTCAAGTATCTATACATCCAATGGTCAAGTTAATGTTTCTTCAAGTTTTGGTAGTCGTTTTAATCAAACTGCAAGAATAACTCTTACTGCAAATACAAATGCATATATTGATAACGAATATGTGCAACAAGAAATTACACTTGCAACAGGTAGAATTGTTTCATCTACATATGAAAAAGATTTAGTGGTTTCATCTATGACTGGTTCATTTGCGGTTGGTCAAACAGTGACTGATACAACAACATATGCCAATGGTATTTGTACATTCGCTAATTCGACTTATTTAAAATTGACATCAGTAAGTCAAGATAGAGTCTTTGGTGATTCACGGACAGGTGATGCACATTATATAAATAATGGATTAGGATCAACAGCTCTTATTACTTATGTTTTTCCTGTTCTTGTTCTTAATGATGTTTCAGATGTAAATAATTTTCGAGCGGGTTCAAACGCAATTATTGGTTATATTTCTGGTGCATCTGGTACTTGTAATAATTACTTATTATTTAAAAATCCGGATTTGGTTAGAGATTCAGGTAAATTAATATATTCGGAAAGTTTTGCACCAGTAACACGATCCGCAGCTACAAAAGAAGAAATAAAACTTATAATTAAATTTTAAGAGGACAGAATGGCACTAGATACAGATTTTTCACGTAAGCCGTATTTTGACGATTATGATGTAACAAAAAACTTTTATCGTGTACTTTATCGCCCAGCAGCCGCTGTTCAAGCGCGCGAGCTCAATCAAATGCAGACTATTCTGCAGGATCAGATTGATAAATTTGGTCGTCATATTTTCAAAGAAGGCTCCGTTGTTGAAGGTTGTGCATTTACATTCGATGTCAATTACAACTATGTGAAGATTAAAGACAACTATGCTAACAACTCCGCTATCTCGAACATAAGTGATTTTGTTGGCAAGATCGCAATCAACAATAACGGTTTGCAAGCTAAAGTTGTTAACTCAATCGGTGGTTACGAGTCAAATGATCCTGGTTTGAATACTCTTTATTTAAAATATTTAAATTCAGGAACATATGCTAATGGTTTACAGCAGAGTGTTTTTTCTAATACTGAAGTTATACAAATAAAGAATTCTTCGAACGTTAACATTGGTAACGTTGTTGTTGCTACTGTTACTAATTCTACAGGTCAGGGGTATGCATTTACTACAACCGAAGGCGTGATCTTCAAGAAAGGTTTCTTCATCAGAGTTGAACCGCAGACTCTGATTGTTTCAAAATACAACAATGTTCCCGATAATATCTCGGTTGGTTTTGATGCTGTGGAAGAAATTGTAACACCAGAAATCGACACCTCAATTCTTGATAATGCGGCTGGTTCGCCAAACTACGACGCTCCTGGTGCGCATCGTTTGAAGTTAGTTCCTACTCTGGTGGCGAGAGCATCGAATACAGTATCAAATACTTCTTCATTCTTTTCGCTCTGTGATTTCAAGAACGGTATGCCTATTTCGATCAAAAACGATCCGCAGTATGCAGCACTGGCTAAAGATACGGCTCGTAGAACATATGAGACGAACGGCGACTATATTGTCAATCCGTTTCTTCTAACCAGTGCAAATAAAATCACAAATAATGTTGCAAATTCAACATACAACAGTATCGTTGCATCTCCTGGTATCGGTTATGTTAAAGGATACAGAGTTGAGTTCATTAACAACAATACGGCTGATCTAAGAAAAGGTCTTGACTACGCGACTGTTAATAATCAAATTGTAACATCTACGTTCGGTTATTATCTGAATGTGAACGAATTCTGCGGCGATTTCAATAACAAAAATGCAACTCAAGTTGACCTCCATAGTGTAATGAAAACTGCTATCACTGGTAAGACTTTCTTAAGCACATCTTATTCTTCTACAACAAAAATCGGCACTGCTTATGTGCGTGGTGTTAGCTACTCATCTGGCACGCCTGGCGTTGACGCTGTATATGAGATTTATGTTTTCAATATTCAAATGTCGGCTGGTCAAAAGCTTTCCGATGTAAGAAGTGTGATATATTCTAATGGTAGTTTGCTAGCTGTAGCGGATGTCGTTCTCGATAAAGATTTCAGCGGCGTAAGTGTTGCCAAGGTTCAGGCTTCGAATTCGGAATTAATGATTTATCCGTTCGGTCAGAATGCATTAAGACCTGAGGGTTTTTCAACTACAGCTCAATATGTGTATAGAAACAGAGTCAACTCGAGTTTCGTAGCAGTGAGTGGATCATTGGCACTCACAATACCAGCTGTAGTAGGTACTGGCTCAGAGTCTTTCAATTATGGTGTTGGAACTCTTTCACAAACTGCTGAAACTTATTTTATTGTAATACCATCAGCGAACGGTTATAGTGCCAACAAATCTGGCACAGTTTCTGTTAACACCTCTTCGGCGAAC